CCATAAGGTAAACCATCTACGTTTACTCTTACAGCATCTTTAAGTTCATTGGCAACGATTGCTTCATTTACAATATCCTCTATTGCCATATCACATTCAGGGTGGATTGCTATTTCTCGGTATCTTCTAATTAAGTCCTGCTCTGTCTTCGCAGTACCTTCCATATCCAAATACGAACCAAAGTAACCACCTGCAGCAACCGTTTGTGTACCGTCTTCTGCTTGTCGTGTAGTAAAACTTTGTTTGGGATCTGGTTGTTGTTTAACCCGAGTAATACTAAATCCGAATAATTCAGCCATTATATGTCTCCTTTGCTACTACTTATATAAGTTTTAAGAGGGGGGCTAAAACCCCCCACTTATTTAAATATTAAGTTGTAGTGTTTGTTTCAAAATGTTGATAAGCAAATTCTACTGTAAAAGTTTCAACTTCAGTCTTTTCATCAAAGTCTAAAGCGATTTCACTTAAACTAATAGGGAATGCTCCTCTCAACGTATATGATTTAATTGTATTACCGTTTCTATCTAAATGATCTACAAACGCATCAACTTGATAGTCAACAGGATTTGTTAATCCTTCATTGTCTGTCATATTGTTGATACCGTTCTGCCATCTTTCGAAAGCATTTCTTAACTTAAAGTTTGTATCATTTAATACTGTGATAGTCCAATTTGGAATTGTTCTATCGCCAGCGATTTTAACAGCTCTTCCTCTGAAGTTGACATCTACTTGTGCCACCTGCATACCTGGAATTGCTGCACCTCTACATAAAAACGCTAGGTCTTCTATTTCGCCACCAACTTGAGCATAACCAGGAAAAGGCATTGTTACCTTAAACTGATTGGCACGTGCGCCGCCGCCTGCAAGTTTAGCTTTGAAGTCATTAATGTTTGCCATTTTTTATTCTCCTCTACTATTATGCGCCAGCGACTTCTTCAAAAGCCACGCCAGTTCTGGTTGCTACAAACGATAAAGTGATGAAGTTGATACTTCTAGCAGGTTTCACAAAGATTTCTGCTACAAATTCATTTCTATCAATTACTTCGCCTGTGTTGTTAGTTTCATCACACACTACTAAAAAGTCTGTGATACCTCTACGTCCTTGTACTTCTCGTAAGAATGGTTCTACTATATTTCTAAAGTTTGCTCTTGTAAATTCATCATTGAATTCAAAAAGTTGAAACTTAGAAGCTGTAGAGATTGCTTTTTCTAGTACGATAAACAATCTTCTTACGTTGATTCTATCAAACGCACTTGGAGAAGATAATCCAGTTTTATCACCGAATAGAATAGTTCCCTGTCCTGGGAATGTTGCTACTGGGTTGATTCTTTTTGGATATAATTGATCTCTTTGTGCTTTTGTAGGATTGTAAGCAAGTTTAACTGCTCCTCTTACTACACCTCTGTTAAATCCAGCAGGTGAATACCAAGAGTCTGCAACTAAATCGGTTCTAGCTGATAATCCAGCCATATCACCGTTTAGTGGAACGTATCTATACACATCACTGTATCTGTCGTATGTATATTTGTAACCACTGTCAAACGCAACATAACTTGATGATCTAATGTTATCGAAGAAATCAATCACGTTAGTTGTTTGTGTGTTTGAGTTTGTTACATTAACTACGTCTGCTCTTTGTGGAGAACAGAATACGATTGCGTCTTTTCTAGTTTCAGCAATTGTAATTAGATTGTCAATGTGTGTTGTTGAACCGCTTGGTCCAGCGATGATAAGTCCAACGTCAACTGTATCAGCATCTTGGAAAAACTCATATGCTGTTTTTAATTGACCTGTTGTAACTGTTGAACCATCAGAACCACCACTCAATGAATCGTCAGTTGGTGTATTAACAGCAGTGTATGTTGTTCCACTTGCGTTATTACCCCAATTCGAACCAGATGAATTGTGATCCATCCAATAGATGTAATTAGATTTGTTTTTAATTACATTTGGATAATAGTTATCATCACCTTGTGGAGTTTTAGCGTCAGCAGCTTTTGAAACTTTTGAGTATGTTTCAATAACTTCTCCTGGTGTTCCAGAGATGCCACCGTCTTCGTCAATAACGACTACGTGCATTTCATCATTTGCTCCGCTTCTATTTGAAACGTAAGTTGATGTTCCTGGAGCTCCATCTACTGACTCGTAATATCTCCAATGTCTTTTTATTCTACTGTCATCAGCAACAACTCTTTTCAATCCACCAGCACCTCTTGGGTGTTGAACGATTGTAATTACGTTAGTTGATGTATTAACAGCTGTAACTCTATATTTGTCACCATCGTCAAAGTCAGTTGCACTTGCTGTAGTAGAAAACTCAATGATGTCTCCAACATTGATTACGTTATCTGCTAAGTCTGCATCGTCAACTGTTACAGTAGTATCTCCTACTGCGCCTTGTGCTGCAACTTGGTTGCTTGCTGATAGTGTTTGTTCATACGCTGTAGATGATGGGCAAGTAGCAACTTTTAAATTGTTACCCCACGCACCTGGCGTTTTTGCTGCGAACAGTCCAACGTTGGCCTGTCCTGTAGCATAGTTGTTTTCATAATCATCAACGTTTTTTACTAATACACTTGAACCTGTTGTATTAGCATTCGTCAATGAGGTGTTCTCTGTTCTTACGACTCTAAGCGCATTAGAATATTGTAAAAAACTTGCGGCAGAAAACCAATATTCAAAGTTTGTTGAATCTGGTTTACCAAAAGTTTCTACTAATTCCTGTTCACTTGCGATTGAAACGACTTCGCCAACTGGTCCTCTATTAAAAGGACCTGCGACTGCTCCAATTGAAGTTGAAACCGCAGGAATAATTCTTGTTAGGTCTTTTTCTTGTACGAGAACCCCTGGTGATACTTGAAATGCCATAGGTTTATTCTCCTCTATAATTAGCTAATTTATATTTAATTTTATCAAAAGTCGTAAGTTTTCTTACGCCCATAGTCAAACTTTTTTTCATTGTAGATATTTATAATAACCCAAAATTGTACTTATTGACCCTTATAAACAACAGGAAACCACCTTGTTCCGTATTCATCAATTGTTTCTTCATTCGCAGGGTCACTATTCACACCATCGTCAACAAATCCAAAAGGTGCCATATCTTGTTCAATTAAATTTTGTTGTTCCATATACATCTGATTTCTAATGTTTTGATCAGACAATTCTTTAAAGTAAGGTTGATTTGATAACCAACCAAAGATTACTAAACACATTACTAAGTCATCATTACAACCTTCTTCGGCCTGCCAACTGTTACCTTTACGTGAAAATGTAGATACTTCTTCTATGATGTTAAAGTCATTGACTTGTATCTTGTCACCCTCCATAAGCGTCTTAAAATTCGCACAGCCCACCTTTTTTATCTGTTTTGTCATACGTACACCAAGTGATGTACCTCGACCTGAAAACATAGCGCCAAGTATTTGACCCGCCCTACCCTTTTGAGTTGTCATCAAAACATTTGGGTATTCTAACTCATAATGTACTGCTTCCGCAATAGATTGTCCTAAGTCGTTTACTTCAATTAAGATGTGTGCATCATTATATGCTTTACAAGCTTGACTTATGATGTTTGGAAAGACAAATGGTTTAACTTCATTATTTTTATATGTACAAACAATTTCATATGGAATTTTTTTATTTTCATCTTTTGTTACATCTATAATAATGAACGCAGAATAATCTTTGTTTGTTCCTCTAGCTACGTCAACTGTACAAGCATACAGTCTTCCCTTTTCAGGTTTCTTAAACATTCTTAATCCATTACTTGAAGTCAATGGATCAAAGTATGGTATATTTTTAATCTTCGCTGGTGAGATAAGTGTATCTACTGAACCTAAAAATTCACATTCAAACTCTTGTTGGAATTGTTCTTCACTTGTATTTCGAATTGTCATCTCTTTCCAAGCTTGATCTCGTCCTGGAACTTCTGACCAATGTACCTCTATTGGAATATAATCGTTTCTTTTGTTAATCGCATCAACCCACAATTTGTAATATTGATTCATACCGTGAGGTGTAGATACGATTATCATCTTTGTATTTTTACCAGATGATATTGTAGGATAAACTGAACTAAAAAACATCTCTGCGATATTCGCAGGTACGAAAGCAAACTCGTCTAAGAATATAATATTAAATGAACCTCCTCGAATGGCTGAACTTGAAGTAGCCGCTGCGACTATGGTTGATTTATTTTCTAACTCTATATTACCTTTGTTCCAATTGATGATACCTTGTTGTAACCATTTAGGTAAATTTTCATAAGCAAGTTGTAATCTTCCTAATATATCTCTCGCCGTTGATGATTTGTTCGCAAGTATAGCGATGTTTGAATTTGGATTAAACAAAGCATAATGTAAGAGATAAGAAATTGTTGTTGTTGATTTACCTGATTGTCTTGGAAGTTTACAAATGGTAAATCTATTATCGTGTATTGTTTGTACAATCTTTTTTTGAAAACCATACATCTTAAAGGGAACCAAACCCTCATCAAGCGATACAATACGAACATAGTTTTCCATAAAGTATAACGGATCTTCGCTACACTTTTGGTATTCTACAATTTGATCTTTTGTAAACTCTTGTGGAGTATTTACTTTTTTTAAATTAGGGTTTCCTATCGTCAAAGATAGGCATCATTAGTGCCCATTCTTAAAACCTCCTTTATTTGTCCAGTTTGGATATTTTTTACTTTTAATTCTATAATATATAGAACCCATAGCTTTAAATTTATATTTTTTCATTACTTGATCTATACCAAGATATTCTTTTCCTTCAATTAAAAAAGTTCTCTTTTGCCAAGGTCTATCTTTTAATTTACCCCAATATTTTTTGTTTGCTATTGAAATTCTTTTTTTACTATTTTCTGTATGTTTATTACCTGTCCAAGCCTTTAATGCTAATTGTCTATTTTTATTACTAGCATTTATTTGATTAGGTGTTTTATTTTTATTTGCCATACTTTGAGCTAATCTAGTCGCTTCTGCACAACTTATTTGTTTTGATAAACTTAACCATGCAACCTTATCTTCCCACTTACCATATTTTTCATATAATTTTTTATGTGCTTCTGCATGTTCTTCAATAGTTAACTTAACTATATTACTAGGGTTGTTAGAACCCCCCATATGCTTAGGAATAATATGATGTTTATGTATCATATTATTATTTATAAGTTTGGGTTTCCTAATCGCTAATAATAATTGCCTCTATGTGAGTATAACCTAAGCGTTTTGCTTGTGTCACTCTTTGATTACCTTTTAATATAGTATATAGTTTTTCTTTATATACCGCACCGTTTGCACCATATCTAACTGTAGGACTTATTGTATGTTTTTGTACTTCAATAGGATTAATCATAATGTCTTTTATATCTTCTACACCAAAAGTTAATTTAGTATTATGTTGTTCATAATACTTAATGTAATCTAAATCACTGATCTTCAATATCGTCTTTTTGGGGTGTGATGTTTGCGCTTTTAATATTTTCATTATTACCCTTCAACATCTTTTGTAACTCGGCAGTTGACCCAACAAATAAAGCATTTTTTATATTTGCTGAAGCTTTGTTGGGAACTTCTTTTAAGTCTTTTAATTTCTTTTGTAAGTCTTGTAGTTTATCTACAGTATCTGCTACGTTCTTTATTAGAGCGCCAGCAACTTCATATGCTCTAGGGTGTTGACCTTCTTTAGCAATTTCTAATATACCTTCAACTGCTTCTTGTCCACGCTCAATAAGATTATAATAGTTTTCTCTACTATACTTGTAATCGTTATCTATGTCAGGTTTATCTTTTTCTTCTCTACGTGGAACTAAAGGTTTAAAATCTTTAGTTGTAGAGAGTGGGGTTTCTTTTTTTTCAATACCCAATATTTCATTTACCTTATCTTCTAATTTACTCATAACAAAACTATTTAGTAGTTATTAACTACCTTGAATTGATTGTAAAGGTGTAGCTGCGTTCCATTCTTCAGTTGTTGCTATTTCACCTGGTGTAGACCTTCCACCAAAACATAGTCCTGAAGTGGCTGAACCTGAACCCATATGTAAATCTCTAGCAGTAGCTAAATCGTTTAATTCTGTCCAAGAACTACCATTCCATAATTCATTAGCAACACTATAACCTCTATTTCCAAAAACTAAAAGTGATGTTGATGTTCCTCCTGATCCTGTTGAAGCGTGTAAATCTCTACCAGTATTTAAATCAGAAACTTCTGACCAACTACTTCCATTCCAAGATTCAGTAAGTGTATTATATTCGGTA